TACTGATTCTGTAGGGTCTGATTTAGATACTTTTGCTTCTTACGCTAATTCTACTTTTGGTAGTGGTAGCGGAGATGCTAATATTGTTGAAGCAAATTTAGATTCGTTTGCTTCTTATGCTAATTCTACTTTTGCTTTAGATACAGATCTAAATATAGTATCTTCTAACGTAGATTCAGTAATTTCTGGATTGACAGGAGCAAATAATTCTGTTAACCTAGTACTCAGTAATTTAGACAATTTTGCTTCTTATGCAAACTCAACATTTGCTAGCGGTAGTATTAATGATGTCCAAAATAACTTAGACTCTTATGCAACTTATGCCAATTCTACTTTTTTAACTGGTGCTGCAGCTAATGTAGTAAACGATAATTATGCTATTGATGCTAGTACTAATACTTTTACTTTAGCACAATCGGTGTCTAACGTAAATAATATACTTTTAATGATAAACGGATTGATTCAATCTCCAGATACTTATACAGTTAGTGACACTACTCTAACTATTTCTAATGTAGCACCACTACCTGCAGGAATTAATGTTGATGTTAGATACTTACAGTTTGTATTCCCAGGAACTATAGATGGCGGAGGCGTCTAATAATGGCAATAGATAAACTAAATCCAAAACTTATAGAAACTATTGGAGCATCTGATGGTGATGCTTTAGTATATGTTTCTGCTAACGGACAATTAGAGTTTGGATCTGTTGCGGTAGATACTAGTTCGTTATCAGCGTCAATTGATACGGTACAAGACAATGTAGCTACCAACGCATCTTCTATAACAGCGCTAAACGCTGAAGTAGATCAACTAGGCAGTTACGCTAACAGCACTTTTGCTACAGATACTAATCTTAATACAGTACAAGATAACGTAGCAACTAATGCATCTTCTATAACAGCTAATAAAAGTATTTCAGATACTTTCGGTACTTATGCTAATTCAACTTTCGCTAGTGGAAATGTAAACGCTGTTCAAAGTAATGTGACTGCTGTTGGAAATGAGTTAGGTGCTTTTGGTACTTATGCAAATGCTAATTTTTTAACTACTGCTGCTGCTAACGTAGCTAGTGATAACTATGCTATTGATGCTAGTACTAATACCTTTACTTTAGCACAGTCAGTGTCTAACGTAAATAATATATTCGTAATTTTAGATGGATTAATTCAATCTCCTGATACATATACAGTTAGTGATACTACTCTAACTATTTCTAATGTAGCACCGCTGCCATTAGGAATTAATGTAGACGTTAGGTACTTACAATTCGTTTTCCCAGGAACTATAGATGGTGGGGGCGTCTAATAATGGCAATAGATAAACTAAACCCAAAATTATTAAAAACTGACGGAGCATCAGACGGAGATGCTTTAGTATATGTTTCTGCAAACTCTCAAATAGAGTTTGGGTCTGTTGCAGTCGATACTAGTTCGTTATCAGCGTCAATTGATACCGTACAAGACAATGTAGCTACCAACGCTACTACTATTACAACTAATAAAAGTATTTCAGATCAGTTTGGTAGCTATGCTAATTCAACCTTTGCTACTGATACTAATCTCAATGTAGTACAAGATAACGTAGCTACTAACGCTACCACTATCACTACTAATAAAAGTATTTTAGATACTTTCGGTACATATGCAAACGCAACTTTTAGTACGGGTAGTGGAGGAGTAAAAGTTGAAAATGCTGCTGGAGTTATTGATGGAGCAATTGCTAATATTGTCTTTGGATCAGGATTAGCTGCAGTACCTACAGGAAGTGCTAATACATTAACAGTTAGTGCTACAAGTGTTACATATGCTTATTCTTATTCTTCTCAAGTTATAGTCGCTTCAGGATCAGCTAATACTTTTACAATGTCTAGAAGTGTGTCTAATGCTACTAATATGTTTGTAGCTATAGATGGATTATTACAAACGCCTGAAGATGATTATTTTGTTAGTGGTTCTACACTGACTATCGCAAACGTTTCTCCTATAGTTGCAAACACAGAGATAGAAGCTCGCTATATATTAACATCAACTTCAACATCAAATCTAGTAAATGATGTATTTACAGCTAGTGGATCTGCTAACACATTTACTCTAACACAGACTCCTACTAGTGCCAGCTCTATTATGGTAGTAGTTGGAGGGGTTCTTCAATCTCCTGGTGCTCCTGCCAATAACTATTCAGTTGCAAGTACCACACTTACTCTTAATAATACTTCCCCTATTGAAGCTAGTACTGTAGTTTCAGTACGTCATCTACCAGCAGTTGGTTAAATCATAATTGTACTTGACTCCTTATAAAATTTAGTATATAATTATTTATATACTCTAAAATAGGAGGGGAAATTATGAGTTCAATACCAGAGATGTTTAAAAATCAAAAATATGTAGTATTTAATGATGTAATCAGTCGTGAGATGGCAAATCTTATGACTGATTATTTATTTGTAAAAAGAGATGCAGGATTATTAGTACCTCCTGTAGCTATGGGAGGAGATGATAGCCAGTGCCCATTATCTTGGTCAATTTATGGAGATCCACTTTTTGATACTCTACTAGCAAGACTCGCGCCTCAATTAAGTAATTTGATAGGGGTAGAGCTTGTTCCGGCTTATACTTATTCTAGAATTTACCAAACTGGAGAAGAGTTGAAATATCACAAAGACAGACCTTCTTGTGAAATTTCAGGTACTCTAACTCTTGGAAGAAAACAAGGAGAACCTATTTGGCCTATATATGTAGGCAGAAATGAAAATGATACAATAGGTAACCAAATTGATCTTGATGTTGGAGAAATGTTATTATACAGAGGGTGTGATGTGCCTCATTGGAGACCTGTTTATAAAGGAGAGTGGCAAGCTCAAGTATTTGTACATTATGTTGATGCTAATGGTCCTTATGCAGAAGAATGTAAATTTGATGGTAGACCTGCGCTAGGCATCCCAAAAACTCAACAAATTGCTATGAAGCAACAGCAAAATAATTATGAAAAAGATATGCAAAATCAAAATAACGAACAAAAATTACAAAAACCATGGTTAAAAACTCAAGAAGAAACTATGATAAGCTCTAGACCTTCAGGTCGTCCTCTTCCAAAAAACTTCGAATTTAAGGTAGGTGAATAATGGCAAAATTTATGGCTCCAAGACAAAAACCCAGAACTCCTGGTTTTGTTGTACATACTCAAGAACACTCAAAAAGAGAATTATACTTTACACCTGACGAATGTGATTGGGTAATTAATTATGGTAATAAAGAATATCCTCAATTTGCTTCTGTAGGAGAAAATGGAGGAGAGATTCGTCGAGAAATTCGTGATGTTTATGTAAGAAATATTTTCTTAAATGAAGAAACAAACGGTTTATTTGAAAAAATGATGTTTATTGCCGATGTTACAAACCAGCATCATTTTGATTTTGAGATAGCGGGTATTATGCACGGACTTCAACTTTTAGAGTATACAAGTAATGAAACAAAACAACACTATGGCTGGCATATAGACGTTGGAGGAGGGAGTTCTTATGGGCGTAAGATCTCTATGGTGGTACAATTGTCAGATCCGGCAGATTATGATGGAGGTGATCTTCAAGTAGATGAAGGTTCAGAAGTTGTTATGCCTAAAGAGAGAGGGAGTGTAATTCTATTTCCAAGTTATATGAGACATAGAGTGACCCCAGTAACTAGAGGAACTCGTTGGTCTTTAGTTATTTGGGTACAAGGCTATACACATTTTAGATAATGAATAATTTAGAATTTAAACAAGAAATTCTATCGGTTCCAGTATGGGGATTTAAATTACCAAATAGTAGCTCTTTTAATGAAGAGCTGCTTGATTTTGTTTATTGGTTACGAGATAATACAGAAGGAAAAAAAAGATCTAATTTTTTAGGATGGCAAAGTAATGATTATATTTATCAAGATTATGGAGATTTTTTAAATCCGTTAATAGAGCCTCTTTTAAATATGAGCAATAGTATTGCTAAAGATTTTAGTGAAAGAATTAACAAAGAAGTTTTTATTGATTCTATGTGGGCAAATATTAATTCTCAATATTCTTACAATGCTCATCATATACATAGTGGTACTTTAAGCGGTGTATACTGGATATCAACACCTGAAAATTCTGGAAAATTAGTTTTAGTAAACCCGGCTGGTAGATCAGAGGCCAGTAGGATTAGAATAAAAAATTATGGTTTGACACCAGAACCAGGTTCATGTATACTATTTCCATCATGGTTAGAGCATTATGTTGAACCGAATAAAAATACTCAAGACAGAATATCAATCAGTTTTAACATAGAATGAGGGGAAAATATGTCTGATTTAACAACAGTAGATCAAAAAAATAGAGATTTAGTAGATGTTGCTGAACAAGCAAGAGGTAAATCGATTGCTGAAGTGTTTAGTGCAACAAATTTAGCAGAAGTAAAAAGTTTTGGCGGATTAACACTAGCTGAAAATGCTAAAAAAGTAGATTTAGCTATTGCTAACGTAGCTGAAACTGAAAGAATTTGGAATCGTTCTCATTCTCAGTGGACTTGGAGACACATTAATTTAAGTTATGCTGCTCCTATGAAAAATCTTAGACAAGTTAGTGCTGAAATGACAAGAAAAAGAGAAGCACTAGAAGAAGCTAAGTGGAACTATATGAAGAATGAGATTAAATTAAAACAAAAAGAAGATAGATTAGCCAAAGAGAAAGATTCTTTAAAAGCACAATTAATTGAGATAGATATAGCCCAATTAAAAAGTGGGATGGCTAATGGAATGAAATATGTTGAAGGGGCAATGAAAGATGTATTGACTCTTTCTAACCTTTATGATGACTTAAAAGAAAAATATAGTGATTATAATGAAGAAGATTTTGAAAAAGAAGAAGCAAGATCTCATTTAAAGAGAAGTTTAGTACAGTGTTTAAGAGATGTTAGGCAAAGCGGTAGAATCACTAAAGGAGAACAAGAATATTTAGAACAAATAGGTGTTAATCCTGGAAAAATTACTTTAGATATGCTTGCCTTTTTAGATTATGAACAAAAAATAGATGACTATACTGTAAGACCTATGTATGAATTTCTAGATGATATGTGCGTAAAACTTCTTGATCAGTTAAAAGTAGATGAGGTTCGTATGCAGCTTCAAGGACTACGAAATCATTATGACGATGACGCTATATTTCTCCCTAAAAAGTCTGAAACTAATTCACAGGAGAATTAACAATGATTGTAGAATATAAATTAGAAAAAGTAAGAGCCCGTTCTGATGCAAAGAAAACCCCTATTTGGATTGATGATGGGGGGTATTGGTATAATTCAATTAACCATACTTATGTTGGTTATATTAGGGATGCTGTAGAATACTACGTACCCTCTTCTCTAAAAGAGCTTACTAGAGATTCTTTTATTTCTCGTATGCAAACTATTCACGCTACTCACCCTTTATATAAAGCTCCTGCAGAAGAAGAAACTGGTGTTGTAGATATTGATGCAGAACTAGTTGCTTATACAGATGAAGAGCTTATAACAGCAATGGGTTCTTGGTGGGATTCATTTACTGCTGATAAATAATTAATTATTAGATAAAACTTGAGGGGGAGTTTTGGAGAAAGTCAATGAGTACAGAACGAGAACTTGATCAAATTCAAAAAGACATAGAAACTCTTCACGAACGAACTCAACTTACTAAGTCAGAGTTTGCTACTCATGAGGCTGTTTGTGCTGCAAGATATGAGAAGATAATGGAAAATTTTGAAAGACTTCAAGAACAAATACAGTATACTTTTGAAGAAGTTCAAGATCTAAAAAATCTTGCTACACAAGGAAAATCAAGTCTTAAAACTTTAGTATTCATAGGAATGTTTATTGCTGGGTTAGTTGGTTTTATTTATACTGCACTTAGTATTTTTAGATGAGCAATAACGATAAATTTTTTAAGATAAACTTAGAAAAACTATTACAAAAAATCCCTATGGTAAATCAACTTGAATTAAAGTTGAACGAAAGCCAGTGGGGTATGCTAGAAGGTCTTGAGAACAATCGTTTTTGGGTACACATATCTGCGAGACGTACTGGTAAATCTTATGCAGCAGCTATATTAGCTTTTGCTAAGCTTTTAGAACCGGGAACACAAGTTATGGTTGTTGCTCCGAATTTTTCTTTATCTTCAATTATTTGGGATTACACAACTCAGATAATCAGAGACCTAGCTTTAGAAACTGAAAGATTTAATCAGAAAGACAAAGTAATTAGACTAGTAAACGGCAGTACTTTCAGATTATTGTCTGCCAATAATAGAGACAGTTTAATTGGTAGAGCTGCCAATTTATTGATAGTAGATGAGGCAGCTATTATTCCAAATGATGAGTATTTTACAAGAGATTTACGTCCTGCCCTTTCTACTTTTCCAGATTCTCGCTGCTTGTGGATATCTACTCCTAGAGGTAAAGGAAACTATCTTTATGAATATTATCTAAGAGGACAAGATCCTGAGTTTGATAATTGGGGTAGTGCTAGATTTACTTGGAGAGCTAATCCTTTATTAAATCAAATAGATATTGATGAAGCTCGTAAAAGTATGAGCAAAAATCTGTTTGGACAAGAATATGAATGTGATTGGATTACTCTCGAAGGTAAAATTTTTAATATTGATGAAAACAAACATTTACGTCAAATAGAAGAAATTAATCCAGGCGATTATAGATATGAATTTTTAGGAGGTCTTGATATTGGCTATCGAGATGAGACCGCTTTTGTTGTTTTAGCTAAAGATTCAGAAGAAAACTTTTATGTGGTAGACGAATATGTAGCAAAAGAAGGCACAACCTCTACTCACGCAATATATATAAAAGAAATAGCAGAAAAATGGGATATTGATACTATTTATATTGACTCAGCAGCTCAACAAACTAAGGCTGATTTAGCCTATGACTACGATATATATTGTGAAAACGCTCAAAAAAGTGTCAATGATGGTATTTTAGCAATTCAAAATTTAGTTGATAATGATAAACTAGTTTTTGACATTGATAACGCAAGACATTCTTTTGATTCAATGGCCGCTTATAGATGGAATGAAAGAACAGAAAAACAAAAACCAGTACATGATTGGACATCTCATTGTTGTGATGCGATTAGATATGCTATATATTCTAATTTAAGAGGACAAGTTAGTATATATGCTTAAGAGAATTCCTATAAAATATATACGTGATTATATAAAAAAAGAATATAAATATGATACTTGTTGTTATATATGTGGATCTAAAGATAAGTTAGAACTTCATCATGTCTATTCTATTTCTGAACTGTTTCAACGCTGGTGTAAAGAAAATAAAATTGACAAAATAGAAGATGTAGAGTACATTAAAGAAATAAGAATTAAATTTAAAAAAGATTATGATGAATATTTAAGCAGTAAAAACCTTTTTACATTATGTAAGTTTCATCATGACTTGTTACATAATTTATATGGTCAAGTTTATCCTATTTCTTTTGCAAGTAAAATAATAAATTGGATAAACATTCAAAAAGAGAAAAACAATAATGGCAATTAGAGATTGGTTAATAGAAAAGCTAACTGTAGAGAAGTTAAATCCTGCTCAGTCTTTTATAGCGTCTAAAGACCCCTACAATTTACCAGAAACAATTGTAGAGTACGAGTCTGCGTATCGTGAAATAGAGATTGTTCATAGATCGATAGAAGTTATTGTCAATGCGGCTGTTAGTGTTCCTTTAACGGTTGAGGGTGGTGCAGCTAAAAAAATTCATAAAATTATGAACGCCAAACCTAATCCTTTTGAGGATAGAACTCGTTTATTTAGAAGGGCAATTTTAGATTTTTATCTTGACGGTAATGCGTTTTTCTATTATGATAAAGAGAACGGTGGATTATATTTACTACCTGCTAACGATGTTGAAGTAGTTGCTGATTCAAAAACATTTGTAAGTCATTATAATTATCTAATTCATAATGCAACAACAGATTATTTTGGGTTCGGTCAAAGACAGAGCACTAAACAAGAAAAAATTACTTTTACTCCTGATGAAATTATTCATGTAAAAGCTGATAATGAAGATAGTATTTTTAGAGGTGTTAGTAGGTTAAAAAATTTAGAAAGACTTTTTGAACTCTATTATCAAATGACAGAGTTTCAAAGATTATTTTTTAAGAATAATGCAGTTCCAGGTTTAGTTTTACAGACGGATAATGTTTTAAGTCCTAAAGTAAAAGAAAGACTATTAGAAGCGTGGAGATCTAATTATTCTTCTTTATTTAAAGGCGCTAGAAATCCAGCAATTTTAGATGGCGGATTAAAAATAGACAGGTTTTCAAATATTAATTTTACAGAATTAGATTTTGAAAACTCTATTGAAAGAATCCAACAAGATATTGCTAAATCTATTGGGGTGCCTTATGTATTATTAAAAAGTGGTAATAATGCAAATATTCATGCAAACGAAGTATTATTCTATAATCATACTGTATTACCTCTTTTAAATATGTTTTGTAGTGCCTTTTCTCATTATTTTAATGGGGGTGTTATTATCAAACCTGATAAAACATCTATAACAGCACTACAACCAGATAATAAAACTCAGGCTATGTATTATTCAACACTAGTTAATACAGGTATTATAACAGTTAATGAGGCTAGAGACGGTCTTGGGTTTGAAATTTTAGAAGGTGATGAAAATAATCAAATAAGAATACCTCAAAACATAACTGGAAGTGCTGTTAATCCAGCAATAGGAGGCAGACCTGAGTCTTCTGATTCCGGTACAAGCGAGTAAAAAGGAATAAAAAATGGAAAAAACATTTTATCTGAACAGTAATTTTGAAACTAAAAGACTTAAAAACTCTAAAGGTTTAAAAATTGCTGGCTATGCGAATACTACGGACAAAGACAGGGTCGGAGATATAGTAACTGCTGAAGCATGGGCAAAAGGAGTTGCTAATTATAGAAAAAACCCTGTTTTATTATATCAACATAAGCATGATCAACCTATTGGAAAGGTAGATAAAGTAACTGTTGATAGAAAAGGAATTTTTGTTGATGCTATGGTCAGCGATGCTGCTGAAAAATTACATGGAGTTCAAACTTTAATTAAAGACGGAGCTTTAAAAAGTTTTTCAGTAGGTTTTCGTGTTAAAGACGGTAGATATGATGAAAAGACTGATTGTATGACTATTACAGATGTAGAGTTATTAGAAATCAGTGTGGTTAGTGTTCCTGCTAATCAAAATTCTTTATTCAGTATTAGAAAAAGCTTTGAAGGAGACTCAGACTATGAAGAGTTTGTAAAAAGCTTTAAAACCGAAGAAAGCGAGGAAGAAATGGAAACAGAACAAGTTGTTGTTGAAGAAAAATCTGAAGCCATTTCTGAAACAGATGTTGTTGAAACTGTAGAAACTGCAGAAGCGATTGAAGTTGAAGAAAAAGCTGATGAAGATTCTTCAAACGAAGATCTCGCTGAAGAAACCACAGTAGAGCTTACAGAGGAAACTAAAAATGTTATTGAAGAAACATCTTTAGAGCTTTCTGAAGAAGATGACTTTGAAGAAATTAATCCTATGGATCCAATTCCTTTTGTAAATCTTTTATCTGCTGAAACTTCTTCATTGAGTACAGATACCTTTGTAAAATACGAAGGAAAAAGATTTAAAATTACTAAGATTGCTACTGCCGAATCTCCAAATTTTAAATTTTTAGAGGTTGACGTAAACGGAAAAACAGTAGATAATATAGGTACAGTTCCGGCAGAGGAAATTGCTGTTGTGAATACTTGGGATATTGGTACAAAATATGATATTCATGTAATTAATACTAAAACACCAAGATTATCTGACTCTGTAAGAGAAGAAATTAAATCAAAGTATCAGAACTCTAATACAGCGACAGAACAATATTTATTCTCTTTAAAAACAGATGAAAATATTACTAACAGTTCAGAGTTACAAGAAAAACTAAATAAAATTTTAAATCTAAAATCAAACGGTGAAGATTGGTCAGATTCTGATTATGTCTTTGCAAACTACTTAAATAATATTATTCAAGAATTGAATAAGATGAACCCAAATGATCAAAGAGATCTAGCCCTAAAATTACACGGGCAAATGATTATCGAAACAAAGGAGAAAGACGATATGGCTACTCAAACTGCAGGCGATGTACTAACTATCAATACTGGTGCAGCCGAAAATAAACAAGCAGAAGCTAAAGCCGCCACTGTAGAGGTACATGAGCCTAGAGTGGCTGAATTAGTTGAAAAAACAGGCGAAGCTATCATGCAACAAGCTGATGCTCGCGATAGACAAGAGTTAGTTGAGGAAAAAGCAGCTTATACACCACGTGAAAATGAGGCTGTTGCAGAACTTAAAGCTCAAATGGAAAAATACCGCGAAGAAATTGCTGCTCTTCAGAACAGCAAAATGGTATGGCAAGAGTCACAGCGTAAAGAAAACCCATATTCTGCTAAAGAAATGGCAAACGCTGTTATGCTCGGTTATGCTCTTAATAGACGTGATGTAATGGATACAAAATATGGTAATAAAATCAAAGCTATTGTTCAGTCAGGACATGGCGAAAACTTTATTTCTAACTTTTCGACCAACATCTACGAAGAAATGCAGCAGCAGTTAGTTGTTGCTCCAATGTTTAATCGTGTACAGGTTGACGCAAAAACTTTCCGCATCCCAGTAGCTGATGAAGACGATGGTTTCTCATCATCATCTGACGGTGTTGCACAGTTTGAAAGTGGAACTTACGCAACAGGTATTGGAGATAGTACTAATGTTCCTGAATCTTATCAGAACGTAATTAAGTCAGTTGATTTGACTCCTCATAAATTTATGACTTCAACTCATCTTGCAAAAGACGAAGAAGAAGATACAATTCTTCCTCTTATTGACTTCTTACGTGCTTCAACAACTCGTCGT